TTAAATATTTTAATGTCATGGGCGACGAAAACGCAGTTGCTCGCGAAGATTTTGACACAAATAGTGTTGATGTTATGCCTGCGGCGGATCCAACTGTTGTAACGGATATGCAGAGAATTGCGAAGGCCCAGTGGCTTGATTCCTTCCGTGGCGACCCGAACATAAGCCAGAAAGAGTTACGCCAGCGCATGTTTGAATATATCGGCGAAGATGGAGAGGAGTTGATAATTGACGCGCCACCTACGCCTGAGGATCCTATGGTTGAAATGCAAAAAATGATGCTTCAAGTGGAGGAAGGAAAGAACAGGAACGAAGCATATAAAGCGCAGATCAAGGCGCAAGAGACACAAGCGAAGATCCAATCTGATCAACAAACCTTGCAACTTAAAACTGCAGAGGCAGAGCATAAAGCGCAGGTGGCAGAGTACGCGGCGCAATCTAAAGCGCAATCGGAGCAGGCCAAAATCAGGAGCTTGATGCAAGACCTAGCGATTAAACAGGCCGACAGTGAGAACTCAAACAGCAAGAATTATGCTGAAGTTATGAAGATTCAGGCGCAAACTGAGGAAATAGAGGCAAAGAAGAACGCCACTCTTGCTGAGTCTGGGATAAGCATAGAGACAAAGCAGAGGGAGCTGGACTCTTTGGATCTTGAGCATCAGATAAAAATGGGCGAACTACAAAAGGCCTTAACAGATATACAAAAAGGAAGTGAGGAACTGGGCATGCGCGAGGAAGAAACAAAGGCACTTATGGAGCTTGTCGAGTTAATAAAAGCAGACAGGAAAGATAGAGCCGCCCCCACGAAGATAAGCGTCAAAAAGGACAGCAAGGGCAACATCACGGCAGAAGTGAACGGTAAAAAGGTACTAACTGAGGTTAATTAATGGGATTTCAAATTGATGCGTTCCAGAATGACGCTTTCCAGATTGGGCCCGGTGTATCTGGTGCCAACAAAAAGCCTAAGTTTAAACGGGTTTGGCTGCGCGAGGCAAAGAAGCAGCTAAAAGAATACAATAAAGCCGTTGAGGTTTTAAACGAGGTGGATTCGCCGCTTGATAAGAAGCGTTTGGAATCTATCACCAGCCTTTACCAAGAAGGGCAAGACTTAAAGGTTAATGAGTTGCAATACCTGCTAGCGAATGAGTTAGCGCGAAAGAAGTTTTATGAAGTATTAACATCGGTGCAAAAGCTAGAGGATGACATGATGATTGTGTTGGCGCTTGCTTTGGCACTTAATGAGGCGTTATGAAGATTACACCACTAGAAGTTGCTGACTGGCTGGAGAACCCAACCACGCGCAAAGTGTTAGAGCTATTCCACAAGAGAAGGGAGGGGCTTAAAGAAATTCTTACGACTGAACGTGATCACGCAGAAAGCATCAGGACTGCCGGAGTATGTGAGGGCTATCGTGACTTGCTTAGCGTGGACTACGAATATTTTTCGGAAGAATACGAACTAAATGAAGTTAACACTAAAGAAGAGGTAGATAATGAATAATTCAGGGCGCAACCCTCACGGGCCGCGTGTTATGGTGAGAATGCAAAAAGTTGCTGTTAAGAATGACAGTGGTGATTATTGCGAAGTTGGTACAAGCTTTATTATTCCGCGCGACCAATGGGAAAAGAGGCAAATGAACCAAGTTGTTGGTCAAATAGTAGAAATGGGGGCTGACGCTTTCCACGACTACAAAGACCCTTATAAAGTTGGTGATTTTATTATTATCAAACGCTACTCAGGAATACACATTGAAGGTGTTGACGATGAGGCTTATCGCTGCATTTTAGATATCGATACGGTGTGCAAGACTGTTAACGGCGATGACGTGGAAACCATCTAGAAAACTCCATTTATGATGTTCAATAGCTCGTTTCGGCGGGCTTTTTTAATGAGGAAATTATGACAGAAGAAGCAATGGGCGAAAGCCTGGAAACAATCTCTGACGCTGAAAATACGGAAGAAGAGCAAGCAGTACAAGACGACGAAGTATCCACAGATGACACGCCCGAAGATATAGCCGAGGCTAAAAAGTTCGGTTTTAAGACGGCAGAAGATTACTCTGGGAACCCTGACTTTCAAGTTAGCGCAAAGGAGTATTTAGCGCGAAAGCAAAAAGGCGGGATTATCAAAGAAAAAGACGAAACCATTAGTAATCTGCAATCTGAGATTGCCGAAACTACTAAGGCTGTCAATAAAATGGCGCAGTTTCACGAGCGACAATTACAACGCACTCGAGAAGATGCTCTGGTGGAAGCTAGAACCAAGTATGTGAAGGCGGTTGACAACGACGGCATAAGTGGTGCAGACGCTCTAGATGCCTACGAACAAGACAAGTCGAAGATCGACACACAATACACACAATACACAGAACCCAAAGAAGCGGCTAATAATGAAGAACCTGAGATTGCAAAATTTAATCAGGCAAATCCTTGGCTATACGATGATGTAGTCATGCGGGGTGCGGCAAATGCCATACTTAATGACATTGCAGATAAATATCCAGTTATGCCGTTAAGTGAGCGGCTTGATAGGGTTAAAAAGCAAGTGGTCGAGCGTTTCCCTGATAAATTTGAAAATCCAAAGAAGGGTAACCAAGTAATAGAGCCTGGTGGAAATATTCATGGTGGGGCTGTCCGTAGAAGAGAGACGCTCCAAAGCCTTGGGTTTAGCACCGCCGATATCACTGACGTTAAAAAGTCGATAGAGGCAGGTGAGTTTAAAAATGAAGCCGACTTTATTAAATACTACAAAGGAGCAAGATAAATGAAAGAGTTAAGAGAAGAAGCAAAGAAAAGAGGGGTTAATTCCTTCGGTAAGTCGCAAGTAGAACTAGAGGAGATGCTTGGTGAAAAGCCAGAAAAAAAGCAACCTGTACGGCGTACCGCAGAAGATGCCAACACTCGCGCCGATGAAATTCGTAATAAGCGGCGGGATCTAAACATTGACCCAACACAACAAGAGCGAAAATTTCCAACTCAAGGCGAGAAGCCGGGATGGACGTATCGCTGGGCTGTCAACAAAGAGAATAGGATCATGGAGTTGCAACGCAAAGGCTATCAAATAGACGAAACGATAAGTCCCGTTTCTGCTGGCGATAACTCGGGCGGTCAAAAACATATCAGAATGATGATACCTGAAATTATTCACAGCGAAGACTTTGCCAAAAAAATGGGACGAATAACCCATAAAGAGAAAGCCATGACGAGAGCTGACATTAAGGGTGGATTGCAGGAAAGTGACGGAGCATATGGCGAAATCACTATTGGCACTAAATCAGTGAAGTTGGGATCAACTCAGGGTTAATTTTTTAACTTAAACTGGAGTAAATAAAATGGCTAATTCAGATCAACCGTCTGGTTTAGTTCCTATTGCGACGCGTAAAGCTTACACTACTCGTAAGGTCTACGCTCAATCTGGGTACGCAACCAATATATTTGTGGGGGACGCAATTACGCGGGCCGCTACAGCTACAGCTAACACCTCCGAGATCACAACTGCCACAGGTAGTTATGGCATCGGATCCTTGGAAGAAGTAATCCGCGTCACTGTGGGTGATAACAACGCTATCCTTGGTGTTGTCATTGCTATTGATGCGCCTTATGGCGTTGACGCAAACTATGGCGTTGCTTCAACCGATCGCGTGTTGACTATTTGTGACGACCCGCAAGCTATCTATGAGATTCAAGCTGACGGCACCCTTGGTGCAGCTTCAGCCGGCCTAAATGCCGTTCTTATCGATACGCATAGTGGAAGTCAAACCTACGGCATTTCTGGCACAGAGCTTGACACTACAAGTGACGTTCCTGCCGCTGATGCTTCCAATCAATTAACAATTGTGAGAGCAGTTGATAGGCCAGATAATGATCTATCGCTCGTTAATTCTAAATGGTTAGTAAGAATTAACAATAGCCGTAGCGCTCACGCTACAATAGGGGAGGCATAAATCATGTCAGCTATAATCAGTACAGGTAATTTTCCTAAAATGTTGCGTCCGGGCCTAAATAAGGTTTGGGACAATATTGGTCAGAAACAGAGTAACGAGTATGAGTCCTTGTTTACTAAGGCATCATCAGATCTATCTTATGAAGAACTTGCGGAGGTAACGGGCTTCGGCCTAGTGCCTGTCAAGGCTGAAGGGACGGACACGGTTCTAGACACTGAGCAGCAAGGCACGATTACTCGCGCCACTCACGCCGCTTATTCTCTAGGGTTCAAAGTTACTTATGAGGAAATTAAGTTTAATAAGTACCTTAAAGTTGGAAAGCAACGTGCAGCACGCCTACGCTGGTCGTTCCAACAAACCAAGGAAACAGTGCTAGCGAATAAATATAACCGCGCCCATGACGGCAATTACACGTTTGGTGATGGCTCGGCTATGTGCGTTACAGGCCACGCTACCAGAAATGGTACGCAGTCTAATACGCTTGCTGCTGCTGCTGACATGTCTGAAACTACCCTTGAAGATATGTGCATCCAGATTGGTGACGCTAAAAACACAAGGGGTTTGCAGTTAAATCTTACTCCTGATTCGATCATTATACCTAACGCTCTCACATTCGAGGCGCAACGGATAATTAAATCTACTCTACAAAACGACACTGCTAACAACGCAATTAATGCCATTAACAATCTGGGCATGTTCCCAGGCGGCATTAAGGTAAACCATTACCTGACAGATACAGACTCGTTCTTTATCCGTACAAACGTCCCCAGTGACCAGGGTATGGTATTGTTCCAAGCAGAAGAGTTGAGTTTTGACCAAGACAACGACTTTCCATCTAAGGATTACTGTGCTCGCGGTTATGAGCTTTACACAGCAACAATGGGCGACTTCCGTTCAGTCTATTCAAACGGTGGTGGTGCATAAGCACTAAAGGCCGCTAGCCTTCGCGTAACTGCACAAGGTTAGCGGCTTACTACATTTACTTTTAACGCTCTACGGAGCGTCATATTGACGTTAAAGGAGACTAAAAATGTCTACACCTTCAAGATTTACAAGCGGCGTAACAACCGTTGCAAAAAACAAACCACTAGGGGCTTACGGCCTACCAGATGCCACAGGATGGCACACATATTTCAATGACTTTGATGCATTTCTCGCCAGTGAGTGGACTATTACCACAACTGAAGCGGGCACAGGCTCAGCAACAGAGGCGCTTACAAACGCTGATGGTGGTGTTTTGCTTGTGACAAACGCGGCAGGAGATGACGACCTCGACTTCTTTAATAAGGTTGGTGAGAGCTTCCTATTTGCCGCTAACAAGCAAACCTTTTTCAAGGCTAGGCTTAAAGTTTCCGACGCAACGCAATCTGATTTCATTATGGGACTGCAAATCACAGATACCACGCCTTTGGCTGTGACGGATGGCGTTTACTTCCGCAAGGACGATGGCGACGCGGATCTTGATTTCGTTATAATTAAGAACAGCGCAGCAACCACAGCAAGCGCAGTGGCAACTATTGTTGACGACACCTATATCGAAGTAGCGTTCTACTACGACGGGAAAGACGAGATTAAATATTTCATCGATGGTGCGCACAAGGGAACTAGCGTAACTACTAACCTTCCTGATGATGAGGAACTTACTGTTTCCTTCGGAATCCAGAACGGTGAGGCAGTAGCTAAAACCATGAGCGTTGATTATATATTTGCTTCTAAAGAGCGTTAAGTAAGCGGGGGGGTAACTCCCCCCAAGAAACAAAAGGAGATAAGATAATGCGCGTAATGCAATTCAATATTGACCTTGATACGGTAGACCCGAATGGGGTATTTGAAGACCAAACGGGTTCTGGTGCCGGAGAAATGACCCTTGATGGTGCAGGAGTTGTGGGCGGCGAATGGATCGCCACAGATGGCCTTGCTAGACAACTAGGTTTTGAAAGCTCTGGTGATATTAATACAGTGGTATTTACCATAACGGGATTTGCAGATGTGGCGCGTAATTTCCCACTCAGCGAGACTGTGACGGGAGTTAATAGCGACACTGTAGAATCCGCCGAATATTTTTACGTAGTGACTAGCATTACCAGAAGCGCAACAATAGGAACCAATGTAGAGGTGGGGGCTGTAGACGAGGCGGCAACTAAAATCATACCAATTAACTGGAGGGCTGACAATATCTCGCTATTGGCCGAGGTTACTGGAACGGTTAATTACACGCTACAACAGACGTTTGATAACGTCCAAACCTCAACAGCCATTACGTGGGCCAACGTCGACGACTCAAACTTTGTATCAGCCACAGCTACAGCCACAGGGAATCTAAATACAATCCCCGTAGCTATGCGAATGATTATAAATTCACATTCTGCTGGCGCGGCGGTTAAACTTAGTATTTCACACTCGGATATTTAAATGAGTTATTTTCGCCCCGGCGACCATAAAATCATATGCGAGCGATCTGGTTTCGCAACTAAGCGGTCTAATTGTCGTTGGGAGTTTCGCAACGGCAAGAGGACAATTCTTGTGGATAAAAGGTTTTGGATTGCAGACAACCCACAAAGCACACCGCCACATGTACCAAAACCCACTATCCCTGACTACACCAACCCAGCAACCTACGTCTTTGTCGACACCAATGAAGTGACGGCAGACGACTTATAAGGAACTATATCATGGCTAAAAAGACACCTACACCTAAGAAAAAACCAATGAGGGCTGGCACTACGGGACACCCTAAAAGCAAAATGCCATCAAGAGTTGCAGCTCAGAACAAAAAGAATATGGCAAAGTCTAAAAAAGGATACTAAACAATGGCTGTATCTGGATCTTTTGACTTTTCTTTAAATAGAAATGAAATAATCACGCAAGCCCTGCGCACGATGGGTATACTAGGTGACGCAGATTCCGCTTCCGCTTCACAAATAAGTGATGGCTCTATACGCCTTAACTCCATGATTAAAGCATGGAGAAATAAAGGTATATCACTTCCATTATATCAAGAGTTGGCAGTTTTCCTGACAGAGGGCGCAGCAAGTTATTCGATAGGCGCTTCGGGTGATAAAGCTACCGCTCTTGATGACTTTGTAAAAACAGAGCTTTCAACCGCTGGCGTTGCCTCGAATGGCACAATAGAGGTTGATTCTATTGCCGGAATATCAGCAAGTGACGCTATCGGCATAGAGCTTGATGATGGCACTATCCAGTGGACAACCTCAGATGGAGACCCATCGGGAACCACAATCACGCTCTCAGACGCTCTTACAGGCCCAGCAGCGATAGATAACCACATATACACATATACATCCATAGCGCAGCGACCACTCACGGTTAAAGGCGCTAGGATTAGAGATAGGGCAAATAATGAAACTCCTGTAAGGGTGGTTACGCGAGAAGAGTACTTTGCTTATGTAAACAAAACCTCCACAGGGCGGATCGTTGCTGTCTATTACGATCCGCAATTAACTAATGGCAAGGTGTATACATGGCCTTCTTCTGGGTCGGTTGGTGATGTTTTGCTTCTTACAGCCCAAAGACAAGTAGCAGATTTTGACGGATCAAGCGATGATCCTGATTTTCCAGTGGAATGGTTGGACGCTCTATCTACAGGGCTTGCATCGAGAAGCTTAACCAAATACGGCATTGACGCAGAAACGGCCCAACAAATAAGAATTGATGCCGCTGACTTCTTAATGGATGCAGAAGATTTCGACACAGAGGATGGTATTTTTTTCACCCCTGCGAGTGATGACTATGAGTGAGCCGATTAGAATTGAATTTGCCAAGCAAGCCTATCAAGCGCGTAGTAAGCCCTTAAATTCACAGCGCCTCGTTAATATGTACTTGGAGCCAGCCCCAGAGGGATCTAAAGAGCCTGACGTAATTATTAACACACCTGGACTGGTTGAATACTTGGATATAGGAACGGGCCCAATATACGGTATGCACGTAATGGGGGGGAATATGTACGTGGTTAGCGGGGATAACGCATATCGGGTGGGTGCCTCTCTGGGGGTTCAAGACCTGGGAACGATAGGAAGCGTTGCGAATGGGGTTATTATGGATGATGATCTTGCGGATGTGACTATTGTTAAGGAGGACGGCGCCGCTTATCTTGCAGACGATTCTGGGCTTAGTCAGATAGTGGACGGGGATTATGTAGCATCTTCCTCAGTAACCACGTTACATGGATACAATATATTTACGCGACTTAACTCCAATATATTTCACATAGGAGGGCTGAATAACGCGGCAACCTATGACCCAACGGAAAAGGCGAGAGTAGACGGGACAAACGGAAATCTGGTAAGAGCTAAGTCTCACAAGAACGCTGTGTGGCTATTTAAAGAGCTCGGGACAGAGTTGTATTATGACACTGGGAATCTGGACTTTCCTTTTAAGCCCAACACCTCTGCCATTATTAACAGAGGGTGCGCTGCTAAGCGATCGGTGGTGGAGGAGGATAACACGTTGTTTTTCCTTGGTGATGACCGCATTGTTTACAAGATGGACGGCTACACTCCAACGAGAATTTCTACATTTGCAATTGAAAAGGCCATCCAAGGTTACGCCACCATCTCAGATGCAGAGGCATTTAGCTATACGCAAGATGGTCACAAATTCTATTGTATTACCTTCCCTACTGAATCGGTATCATGGGCGCATGACATAGCAACAGGCCTATGGCATCAAAGGCAGTCGTTTGAGGTTGGTAGATGGCGAGCTTCACACCACGCGTTCTTTAACGGGGAGCAGCTTGTGGGCGACTACGTAAATGGGAAAGTGTACAAGCTAGACCTTGATACATACACAGAAAACGGGGCAACGATACAAGCTATTGCCGTTACACCGCCTATCTACGATGGGAATAAGCGCATTACGCATGACCGCTTATGGATTGAGTTTGATTCAGGTGTTGGTCTTACGACCGGACAAGGCTCAGATCCGCAGGTGATGTTGCGTTATTCAGATAACCACGGCAAGACGTGGAGTAATGAG